GACTGTCGACTCGTTTTTCAAGACTACATATATTTTTATTCAATTCTTCGTACCTTTCGGCACATAAATCTACGTGAGCCTCGAGAGATTTCTTCTCGATTGTTTGGGACTTAATTGCCACTACTCTTATCTCCTAGTTAGAGTTAATGTAAAATCCATTGCCAAAATAGTCGAGCCTAAGTAGTGCCAGTGTGCCTAAAAATGCCTTAATTAATGTGCCATAATCGCAAGTATTTATAACCATTAACTACGTAATTTAAAGTATATGTTTATTCCTAACTGCAATGTTGGGACGTCTATCTCAAAAGTTTCATTTAGCCCTATTATAATAGGTATATTTTCTATATCTTCTTCTAGTGCGGCAAGAGGATTATCGCCTTTCTTGTAAACATCTCTTTGTTCAGCGTTGAAACTAAAACGCCAAACGTCATGTGTACCCTCTTTATTTTCAAAATCATATAATGATAAGTTTTGCTTTCTAAGACGTTTGGGGTCTTCTAGATAAATGGGCTGGGCACGTAGGCCTATAACTTGTATTAATGTTTCATAGTTACGTTGCTGATTACGGCTTTTACTCCAGGAATCTTCATCATTAATAATCTGCTCAGCGTCATCTAGAAACATAGGCATGTCTTCTTTGTAGTAGGCAACCACTCCTGTCCTACTTATATCCACAAGAGTATAACAATCTATTAGGCCAACTCCCTTGCCATCGCTAGTTGCTGAACTGTATCCGTGTGCTTTAATCATAACTAAATTTTCCTCGATATGGTTCAGGATCTTTATTAAACAAAGGGTTTATGTATTGAAAGTATCTGTCCCAGGTAACACAATCATTTAAGTTAGGATGCACAATAACATCTATAGAGGTATAACCTAAATGCATAGCGGCATCATATCTATTAGATCCCATTTTTATAGCCCATACTAGACCATCTTCATTTACTGTAGGGTCTTGTTTTGGAGAGCCCCAAAACTGTTTTGCAAATAGGTCTTCTGTAATTTTACATACTGCTAATGGATAGTACATGCCTTGATCTCTCATTGTGGGAAGTACTTTCCATTTGAAACGTTCGTTGGGATGCAGGAACAACGAACTTAATTTTTCCAATGGTACTTCTTGTATTCTCGAATCTCTATATAAACTTTGACAGTGCATAAAAAAAGGCACACAAAATGTATGCCTTTTTATTTATAGTGCTAAGTGTTACTTAACAGTAAATTATGATGTTGCTAATTTAAAGCCTGTATCTGTAACGTCTGTGCCTGAAACGTCAACGGTGTTTGCACCAACTGTTGTGCCTAATGCACGAATAGCTGTTTGCATTGCAGAAGATGTCCAGTTAGAACCAGCAACCATTACACTGATTTGACCGTTTGCATCACCTTCAACTTGGTATGCTAAAACTTCGCCACCGTAGTTGACGTCAGAAACCGTAGCTGACTGGATTGTTTGTAAGATTTTAGAAACTGCTTCGTTAGGATCTAATTCGTTACGTAGGTCGATGTTACCTGCGCCGGCTGAACCAGATGCATTGTAAACTGTGATACCAAAAAACTTACAACTTCTACCAACATTAACTACTAATTCGTCTGCAGAGATCGCTCCGTCACCTGCACTGCCTCTGTCAACGTTGACAACACCAAATGCGTCACCGTGTACTCTTGTTACGTCTGCCATTTTAAAACTCCTTAAATTTTATTGCCAGTATTATTACTGACTTAATGTTATTTATTTCAATTCTTTAAATTTTGACCAATATACATCAATATATGGGGTGTCGGCCCTTACATTACGTCTAAGATTAACAATAGCAGTTTTCTTTACTGTATCGCTGTAAGTGTCCCAATAACTTACTAATCTACGTACATTTTTAAGATCGCCATCTGTTATTTTTAGATAGTCTTCTAGTTTTACAAATAATTCTCTATCTCGTTGAATGTACCTATGTCCCTCAATTATATCACGCAGGTACCTTTTTATACCGAACTCAGGAGCACTCACTGTATGGTCTACATCCAAGTATTCTTCTAAGTCTTTTTGATTGTTTATTGCGGATATAAGATTATACATATCGGTCATAGCAGGCTTCATACCTGGAAAACCCGCATACCGATATGTATCATTAGCGTATTGTTTTGCATACTTCTCATCATAATGCCTAATAATCTCAAGCATTAATATAATTTGATATAGCATGTGTCCTAGGTCACGTGCCGACATCCCCCTGAAGTCACGTGCGTACCTAAAGATTCTGCTTTCATTTAGTTCTTGAATAAAGTCAAACAACGCCCATCCCCTCTGCTACCTTGTTAAAAACGGTCTGAGCTAACTTACCTTCTAAACCAGTAAGTTGTTGGAACTTATCCATGTCCTTGGCTTGTACTGCTCCTCGGACATCTGTCGCTCTCACATCGCCCTTGTCAGTGTTGGCAAAGCCTACTACGTCTTTAAATTTGTAGTAACCGTGTCTTGCTTCAACACCGTTAAACTTTTTAAAGCCACCAACAAAGTCGTTGATTCTTTCTGGATCCCCTACAAAAACAAGAGTAATGTTCTCTGCTTCTTTGGGATCGTATTTTTTATATATTGCTACAATAGCATCGTATGCTGTCCTAATACTAGGATCAGCTAGTATGTTGTCACTATATGCAGGAAATACCTGCTTTAATATAGCAACTTTGTCTGCATACTGTAATGGATTCTTTTTAGGATCGTGTGTTTGTCCTGTGCCAATCCAAAAACCATAGTTGCCTATAGATTCAAGTTTCTTAAACACCTCTGCGTGTCCTAGGTGCGGTGGCTGAAACCTACCCCAACTAAAGGCTACACGTTGTTCTGGTGCTTCTTGTAAAAACTCTTTTGCTCTCATAGTACTACTTATCTTTAGGAGACCAGTTAGGTTGGTCAATCATTTTAACAAACTGTCCTGGTAAGTCTGATTTAAACTCCTTACCTGGATGTGCTTGCACATAACCTTCCGGCTTGGTCTGTCTGATATCTCCGTGTTTTGCAGAACCCAGTTGCTGTAATACCTGGTTCTTTTGTCCTGTAATCATTTCAACTGCACTTAGTGTAGCATCTAATCCAGGATGATTTAATATTTTCTCTGCTTGTCCTGCACTTAAATTTTTCTCTACCCAGTCTGTAAAGCCTTTTTTAGCACCAGGTACTCTTAGTGTTTGGTTGTAGAACTTGTATAGCACATCGCCTGGTCTCTTTAAGCCAGGCTGTCCACCAATAAAGTCATCTATCTTACTGGCATTACTGCTTATATAACGCTCTACAATGTTTAAGCCTTTGTCATCTAGTTTAGGCTTTGCTTCTGTATATGTTGTACCCTGTACAATAACATCTGGTGTGCTTAGTTTTTCTATACCGTCTAGTCTGCTTTCAGGTGCATTAATGTCTTCATAGTAACCTGTTACTGCTACCATAACTTTAGCACCAGCAATACGTTTGCCTAAGTTGCTGTCAGCAGGAATATGAAACTGTGTAATGTTGGGTTTAAATTCGTATTCGTTTGTTTTGGGATTCAGTTTTGCGGGCTCACCAGGATAAAATAGTAATCCACCTTCTACTAGTCCTTTTTTAGGACTTGCTTTACGTAGTAGTGGCCATAAGTTACCCATGTCTTGAGCAAATGCCATTCTAGCATCTTCTTGCCCTGGTTGTGGTTTACCAGTACCTGCTACAAAATCATTTACATCCTGCGGTCCTGTTGCCAGTGTAGGAATACCTGCACCAACTTCTCTCACACCACGCTTTAGGTATGCAAGAGCATTCTTCATCAAGACCGTAAATTTACCGTCAACCTCTCCCCAGTAAAGTACAGGACTACCGTCCCACTTAAGTTCTATGCCACCAGACTCTTGCATGTCACGTAGACGCTCAACAGCATGTAGTCCACCACGACTGCCGTTAGTGAATACTAGATCTTCAATGTGTTGATATTTTCTGCCTACTGTAGGTTCTGCCATTTTTGAGTCCACTCTGTTGCCATGTATTTGTTCTTAATTGCATCGTACTTTTTAGGATATGGTTCTAATGCTTTTAGTAACTTTGTTGGGTTACCCATGTCATCTGCTGTGGCACTAGGACCAATAATAATCTTTGCTATCTCGTCTTTGTTGTTAGTGACTAGTTCTTTTGTTTCTCTGTTAACTAGTCCTTTGTATGGACTCATCATTAAACTTTCTGCTTCGGGAGTCGCACTCATGTTTGCTAGGTCTGCCCACATAGCATGTAGTGTGCCACCTTTCATTTGTGAGTCTGTGTAATCATGTGTGTGCAATGGCTGTGCCGCTTTTGCGTTTTCAACTGCCATTAAATCTACTTGTGCAACACCGCCCTCACCATTAGGGATACCAACGTGTACACTAACTCCTGTACGTTTGGCTTCTAGACCCATGCTTTGGAAATGTTTTTCTAGTGCCTGTCTTGCTAGTTTTAATTCATCTACAGGAAACACATCTAGTAGTTGTCCAGCATCAATAAGAACATCAACGTCACTGCTGACTTCTTTCTTGCCTGCTGAACCAATAGGGTACATATCTATACCCAGTGGTAAAGCCTTTTGTAAGTTTTTCTTAACAGCGTCGAAGTTTTTAAGTGTTATTGGTTCCGCTGAAGGTATTGCCTTACCGCCCTCAGTTATCATTTTTGGAATCCTGTTACTAGATCATCTAACTTGTTATTTGGATTAATATATGCTTTGAAATCATTACTCCACCAACCTGCTGGGGTAAGATCGAATGTAACGTAACCTGTTAGTCCTGAGCCCTCACGTCCAATTGCTTTTTGCCAGTCCTTCATAGGAATCTGTACACTAGTTTGGAAGTTCATGTGATGAGGAGGTCTAGATTTAATAAATCTTGTACTAGGGTCTTCTTTATCAAACTTGTGTGGATCAACGTAAACGTCTACACTGTCTATGTAACGACGTTCATCATCAGTTATTCTGCCGCTTTGTAGTTCGCCCTGTTGTTTAAGGTATTCTATCTTAGTGTTAATGTTTTCATTAGGATCGTTAACAGGACCTTGTTTTTGGGGTTTAACCTTTTTAACTTGTTCTTGGTCTGTGGTCTTTTTAACAGTAGCACCAGGCGTTGTGTCTATCCCTAATTTTTTACCTAAGTCCTCAAGGTCTTTAATAGCGTTGCGGGCTTGTTTATTTTGGGTATCCTTTTCGACCTGACTGGGAGACTTACCTGCTAGGCCACCTAAAAACTGTGTCCACATACCTGCTTCGAATAACTCTTTTACTTTCACTACCTACCCCTTATTCTGGTCTTCTACTAGAGCCTGGTCTCACCACGGCAGGACCGCCTTTATTCATGTTATTTGCGATAAATGCGTTCAGTTGGCCTGAGCTGGCTAACCTGCTATACTCAGCTACTGATATCCCTAACTCTGCCGCTTTTTTTTCAACAGCCTTTTTCCGTTTTTTGGCATCCTCTGCCTTCTTTTTCTCTTTATCCTTTTCTGCCTTCTGTATTCTTTTTTCTTTCTCATCCTGCATGTTGTATGCGACTTGGCTAGCAGACTTTCCTGCCATTCCACCTGTTGCCTGTCTTACTAACTCAGATGTTGTAGCCTTGTTATATCCACTTTTAATGGCAGAACCGGCACTTTTTAATCCACTTGCTATACTACCGAGAATACCTTCTGTAACTACCTCATTAATCTTCACGTCGAACTCTCCTAATACCTCGAGTAAACTTTTCAGGTTCGCCTGTACGTATGCTGTTCAACAAACGCTTTTCTAAGTTAGCGGCTGTGTCAGCATCATAGTTTTGACGGATATGCTCTAAGAGGTTAATAGCACTCTTAATAACGTTATTAGCTCTGCTTTCTATTAGGCTATTATTGTCACGTTTTGTGACGAAAGTGTCTAATTCGTCTAATAAACTTCTTGTTTTCTTTTGCACCGTTTACTCCAGGATTAAGTATATTTATAGTATTTGTTACCTTTATGGCAAGACTAAAAATCAGACTATCTAACGAATCAGGCTCCCATTACAACATCTATTTTAACATATTTCATACCGAAATAGCAAGTAAATGGTTAGCCGAATTGCAAAAAACACTAGATATGGGCACTCAATTAGACGACCCAGAGCGTATGTATGGATTTAAAGGTTCAAAATATACAAAGTCTTACGTCATTAACACTATAAATGGGTTTGTGGATACCATAAATCAGTATAAACCCGTATGCGAAAGGCGTCTGTCAGACAATTATACACAGGATGACCTCAACTACTTACATAATATATTTGAACGCTATCATGGGCTCTATGACACCCAAGACAGCAACGAATTTTACACAAACGCACCCAAGGAAGTACAGTATGCCTTAGGGCAACTTAACATATACATACATAGGCTAGAGAGTATTCAGGGATATGCTAGAATGGTATGCACATTTAGTAGTGATGGTAGACCCAGAATACCGTTTGCTCCTGAGGACTACAAACATTTTACCATACAGGAAGTATGGGGAGGCTTGTATATAAATTACTGTGAAATAGGCAAGACTTTGGTGGATATGTACAGGGATAATGACGAACACATTGGCAACGAAGCATTTATTCCGCAACGATACTTTAAAAGCGACTTCAATGTAAAGTTTACACACCATACTCCTGAAGAGTATGCCGAGCTAGAACAAAATGTAATTAGGTATTACGAGAAACACCTAGACAAATTTGTTTCTCTAGGACACACTGACCCTAAATTTGCACTAGGGTCTATTCAGGTAGGACAAATAAGTTTCCCCGATGATGCCGACAAAAAAGTTTTTGAAGATTTATACTTGTCGGATTATACGTTTATCGATAGTTTACATATAGACTACGCCTAATATTACCTGGCGTCATCATACCGTGCCAACTATGCGCACTATTCTTTAAGATGTATCCTGTGTTTTTCTTAAAAGGCACTTTATATATTATGTCCCCATTAGGACCATTATACATACAGGTACCACACTCAGGATCTGCATCATTAAGATAAATCTGTAACGCGAAGTTGATGTTGTTGTTATCGACGTGAGGTGCTATAGTATACTCAGCACTGTCTTCCCACATATTACTATGCTGAAATTCTACATGTTCGTTAAACATACCACGTATAACTGGTGTGAGTTGTTGGAATATAAAATGCATCTGTCTGTAAGGACTAGCATCAGATTGATCCCAATGTACTGCACGTCTAGGCCACGATTCTTGAAGGTCTACATTTTCCCACTTGTCGTTACTATCTAAGAAATAGTTAATAGTATTAAGTATGTTTGGAGGGAGAACATCATCTATCTGCCAACAGAAGTCACATACCTGTTGGCGATTGTATATAGAACCAGCAATCCATTTTGCAGTAAATTGTAAATCTGCAAACTGGTTTAAGACGGTTTCGTTAGTTCCCATATTGTTTTTAACTGAATAAGAACATCCCGTAGAGTAGGGTTGTCTTTAGCATAATGCATCATGTTATTAAAGTCTTTGATGTCAATATACCACTCTGGCAACTCCTTGTACTTGACAAGTTTGCGTCCTGTTTTGCCAGGGTGTCTTTCGTACACTGTCTGGCCACCGTCTGGAGATTCAAATATTACCAATTCTCTATATAATATATCAAAACTATCGTCACTCAACTTTCTTCAGCCCAGCCAACATAGACTTGAGCTTAGAACTATCGACTTGAGCATTTACCTTGGGTTGTTCTGTCGTTGTCGTTGATTTTGTTTTTATTTGATCCATAATACTTGACTGTGGTTTGTTGGCTTGCTCATCCTCACCTGCATCGATAATTCTTAGCGTCTCCATGTTGTACTCTAAATCAATCTTTTGTCCAACACCACTAGAACTACGAGTTTTCATCAACTGTATCTGGTATCTACCACGTTCACGCATTGCCCTAGACGTAAAGATTCCAAAAACGTTATCAGCAGTATTTATTTTACTTAAACCACCTGCGATATGGCTATGATCAAATTCTATTTCTTCCACCGCCGCTCTGTTTAACTGCGACGCTGTTACCATTAGTATGTTAAATTCTTTTGCTAGGTTACGTAATTCTTCCGACACATACTTGTCTTTAACAAACAAGTCATTCGGTGATACTTTAGCACTAACTGGCATAACCAAGTCCAAGTAGTCTACCATGATAAAGTCTAACTTCATGCCTGTCTGTACTTGTAGTTCTTTTAAGTATGCTCTAATCTGATTAACATTGCTCTGTGCTGGCATATACTTAATACGCAACTTACCAGACTTCTTGCCTACCATTTTGACTTTCATCTCCACAGTATCAATGTCTTTAAATATTTCTCTTGTGCTTACGTTAGCCAACATGCTGTCAATACGCATAGCACATAAACCTTCACTAAGTTCTAGTGTTAAGTACACACCATTCAATCCTGCTGTGGCAAAGTTTACTGACAAGTTTTGCATAAACAAACTCTTACCACTACCAGATCCACCAGCAAAAATGTTTAGTTCGCCTCTGTTGAAACCACCAAATAGTTTCTTGTCTAGTGTGGGCCAACCTGTGCTTATCTGTCCGTTGTTGTCTTTCAATGCTGTTAGTCTTGCTTTAGGATCATCAAAGTAGTCTGTACCTAAGTCTTTTGTAAGACTAATTTGTACTGCGTCCTTAATTAACTTTTCTACTGGATCATAGTTCCCTTTTTCCAAGTAGTCAGCCGCTTTTAAAATAGCACGTTCTAGTTCACCTTTACGACTGAATCCTTCAAACTCTTCCAGGAACCAGTCATGCTGTGCTTCGTCTATATCCTCTACTAACTTTAATGCTACACCAGATGTTGCTTTAACTTGGTCAGCGTTAGGCAACGCTTTATGTTTGTCTGCATACTCCTGTATAAACCTTGCGGTGTCTTGTAGACTACGATCAAAGTTTTTAGGATTATATATGTTACCTACACGCACAAACATCTGTGCGTCACTCATCATCATTTCTAAAAATAGTTTTTGTAAATCTGGACTGTAATCTTTCATAGTTTGGGACACTTATATGTACATACGTTAGGTTTAGACGTTTCAATATTATTGAAGAAGTCAATAGTTGAGTTAGAATTTAATACTTTGCTTATAGTAGTTTTACTTATATCGTATAGGTCTTTATTCTTATAAAAATCTGTCTTGTAGTAAAAGTTATGATTGGGTACATGACAGCATGGTGCATAGTATCCTGTAGATGTGATAAAATGTTCTACATTGGATGTTTTACATCTGGGATCTATATCTCTTTGTTTATTCGTATGCCATGTTATCTCTTGGTGGTCAGCATTGCTAGGACGCAGACTATCACTTTCATCTGACCAACGACTACTATTAATAACTAAAAA